TCTGCGACCTCCAGGCAGAGGCGGTTCAGGAAGGCGCTCACGCTTTTGCTGCGTCCGCCGCGTTCATCGCTGCCCATCGCTCATGCGTCGACTGGATGCCCTCCCCCACTTTGGCGAACAGCGCGGCGAGCTGGTCCGGCGGCAGTACGCCGGCCTGTTGCAGTTGGGTTGCCGATTGCAGGAGCTGGATGGCGACCGGCGCCAGCGCGACCACGGCGGCCACTTGCGGGTTTGCACCAGCCACAGCCGCACCAGCCGTGCCCAGGGATTGCAGCACACCGGCTGCAATGGCTTCAGTTTGCGTCGTCATGATCATTTCCCTTTCGCTGCTTCGAGGATGGCAAGCGTCGTTACTGCTGCTGTGATTTGCTGGGTTGCCGCGGTCGGATCGGCCGGCAGCGGACCGGTGCAGATCGGCGTGATCTGGCCGTCGATCAGCGTCACCTGGTCGATCTGCGCTTTGTTCAGCTTGCCGGCGATGCGGAGTTGCAGCGCGGTCGAGAATGCGGCGCCATAGGCCGCGCAGGCTTGCGTGTAGCCGGTCTGAGCGCTCTGTGTCGTTGCGCAGCCGGCGAGCACCAGCATTGCGAGGATTGCGAGTTTCTTCATTTCGTCACCTGTGAATTGACAGTCGTAAGAACGTGGGCACCAAGGCCCGCCAGTGCCGGCTGAATGAATGCGATCAGGTCGTCGGCTCCCTGAACATGGGCAAAGCGGATTGCAGCCCATGTGGCGAACAGCACAGCGCCGACACCGAGTTTGATTTTTGTTGCGTTATCCATTACTGCTTCCTCCTTGGTCGAACCGTTTCAAATCGTGCGACTGGATGATTGAAATAACCTTGGCCGGATAATCCGGATCGGTCGCATAGCCTGCCTTGGCAATCGCTTTCACGAATGCCTCCACGTCGTCGCAGTGCTCGAACGCGGCGTGATAGCGCGGGTTGTAGAGCAGGAAACCGGCATGATCTTCAATGCAGGTTTCCCAAGTTAGGTACTTGCGCCACTTGGCCGGCACCGTCACCCACTGGCCGCGCAGGTATTCGCGGGTGGGCATGTCGATCGTCTCCCCGTGCCAGGATGCGTCTGCCTTCACGCCAAACAGGTTGCGCGCTTCGAAAGCCAGCGCTGAGTGGCACCATCCGGACTCCAGCGCGGCCTGGGCAATGGTGAAACTGGCGGGAATTCGGGTCTTAGCCATACAGGCGCACGCGCCGGCGGCGATGGCGGCGATGAAGTCGGCGGGCGTCATTTCTTCGCATCCTCAGCTGCATACACAAAATCGTCGCGCATATACGTCTGCATGTTCCAGATCGGCTCGGGCGTGAAATGCTTGCCGAATGGCGCCGGCCCGCGATGGTGCAACTGACACAACGGCTCGGTGTTGTAGACGCTATCGATGAAATCGGCGGGCTCTTTGAATGACGACCAGTCAAAGCCGGGGTGTTTGGCCTTCACCTTGTCCCAGTCGATCCCTTCTGTGTCGGCCCATTCGATGAAGTGGTGATGAATCTCGACCTTTTTATCTGTCCCGCAAACGCCGCACCGGCATCCGAGCGCATGCCAATGCTTCTTTGTCGCCACAAAAACATGGCTTTCGGTGCGCGGCGGGTGATCTGGATAGAAAACATCAACCACGATCGTTTCGCGCAACTCGTGTTCGTGCAGTGGAGCGTTCATATCAGTGCTTCATTTCCTGAAACAGGCCATACACCGCAATAGCCACGATGCAGATAACGATCGCCTTCCACGCAAGATCCCAAACGCCGCGGCCAAGGTTTCCGTAAAAGCGCGATACCAAGCGCATTTCCATTTCGTCGGCAAGTGCCTTCACGTCTTCATCGGTCAGGATTCGTGCTGCGTTTTCGCGATCGGTGGTCATGCGCTTCCTTTGGGCGTAAAAAAACCCGCCGAAGCGGGTTGCTGCAATGTTGCCCGTTACGGCTTGGGAAATTTGGTTTTCACATCCTTGCAGCGCGCAAGGTACGCTTGCATGGGTCCGTCGTTACCTTGCGCCTGCCAGTACAGAGCATCCGCTAGATCCTGCAATGGCGGATATGCATCTCGCCGGTTTGCGAGGCAGGTTTCCAGTGCGGTCGGCACATAAACCCAGCGCCTGAGATCATCATTCCACTCGTGTTGCTCGGATGGCTGTGGCGGCTGGTAATAGATCACAGCACCGGTTTCGAGGTCAACGCGCTGCGATAGGTGATCATAAGTGCCGAGCAGGCAGCTACATCCTTCAGGAACGTTGGCTGACAAGTGCGCACCAGAACATGTGATTAGGGCGCCAGTGAAATATCCAGTATCGGCGCGGTAAATGCTGTAAACAGTCATCGCTTTACCGCCTCCAGAACAAACTCGATTGAGTCGACAGTGCATTGGTACTTGTTCGAGTTCGCCACCAATTCGAAATCGAATGTATACGTCACGCCAGCCGTCAGTTGAAACGCGGTATACATGGATAAGTCCAAGTTATAAGGCGTCGATGAGGTTGCTCCAAAGCTTGGCGGCGGAATAACCGCCTGAGACACAAATCCGGTTGAGCCGATAATCTTCATCATCGGCGACGCCACAGCGACAGATGCGGGAGACGCAACCGATGCAGACGTTGATGTACCCTTTGCCTTGAGCACTGCAAACGCACTGACCCCTGCGGTATAGCTGATCGATGCAACAGCAGTGTAGGACGATGAATTAAAGGCGACTGGCACGCCGGTAGCAGTCACCTTGATTACATCCGTCGCCGCATCATCGGCCAGATCACCAGTGCCCACTGCGCCGCTGTTGAACACGTCGCCGGCAGTCGTCAGTTTGCCGGAGGCGGCGACCACGCCATCCCACGTCGCCCGCTTTGCCGTTTCTGTGGCAATCGCGTTCAGCAGTTCCTGCCGCTTGAGATAAACGTCGTTAAACCGTGTGCGCAGATTGTCGCCGGCGTAATACGTCGGCCAGTAGGCAGGATCGACATAGTTTGCCTGCGGTATCGGCGTGTCTTGCGTGAAGTCGTCGTATGCTGGCGTGAGCCCCGCGAGGTAGGTCTTGAGACTGAGAACCGAGGCATCGTAGGCTGTCCGATCTTGCGCGAATGCGTCAGCTTGTGCATCGATGTTTGCCTGCGAGTTGACGATTTCCGCGAGGTCAACCACGACTGCAGGCTTTTCTCCTGCGGATAGAACGCTATCGGAATTGATGTTGGCAAGCGCGTTATTCGCCGCGTCGGCCGACGCCTGAGCGGCCTCCGCAGCTGCCAAAGCATCCGCCGCAGAGCCGGAATCGGTAATGACCACGTCCAGCACAAGAGCGGCATCCAACGATTCATTGCCCGATCCGTCAATCGACGAAATCGCGAAATCGTAAGACCCCGCAGCAGGATTGCCGGTTTCGAACGGCGACTGTGTGATCAGGCCAGTATGCAGCGGCGTCATGTCCGCCCACGCCGTCGTGTCGCCAGCGGTACGGTACTTGATCAGGTAGCCGCCGCCGTGCAGCACGTCAACCGGCTGATCACCTACATTCCATGAAAACTGCCGTGTCGCATCCGGCAATTGCGAAACACCGAACCCGGTCACATCTGGCGGGCGTGCGCTCTTTCCAACGACTCGATGGAATTCATAAACCCAATCTGATTTCACGTTGAAGTATGGATTTACAGCGCGAGCGCGAACTACATAGACTCTGTTTTCTTCGACAGGCGAAAGAAAAGATTCAGTATCGCTTCCGGTAACGGTGGTCTTCTGCCATGTGGTGTCACCTGCGCGCTGGTATTCGACTTCTATCAGTCCGTTTGTAAAAACTGCCTGCGTGGTCGTTTGCGGCCATGACGTCTTGATGCGCGCGAGAATGGTGCCGTCCTGCAGTGCTGCGAGCGTGTCATTGCCTGAGACGCAGGTCAGCGATGCGAGCATATCGATCGCAAATGGATTCGGCAGATTCGTGTTCGGCGTGGCATCCGGGAGCGCCTCATCGGTAAAATCCCAAATCGATGATGCATCTTCTTTCAAGGTCAGTTCGACCGGCATCGTCGGCGAGAACTTCTTCCCGATCACCCGAAACACTTTCGCATCCCATCCGAAGATGGTGCTCGTCAGTGTGATGCGCTGGCCTATTTTCAATGACCATGCCTTCAGCGAAAACTCGGCGCGCACCGTGTAGCCGTTGCGCTGGTCTTCGGTGAAGATGCGCGCGAGGTTCCAGACCCGCTGCTTTTTATCGGTGAACGGAAAGTCGATATTCGTCCATTTCTCGACACCCTCGTCGGCGGCAAGGTAGGTGCTGTTCTGGTAGGGCTCGAAGTCGGTAGCGACATAACTGTTGTCGCCGCTGATGTACTGGCCCTTGACGCCGTTGTACAGATCCGCGTCCGAAACGCCGGGCGTGATCGCGATCTGGCCAACCACATCACCCATATCACCGGGGCGGTCGACATATAGCGCCATTACCGGCGCCACATAGGTTCCCGCCCACATTTCCCAAGTCGTTGACGCAATGCCACCGGCCATCGCCTGCGCCATCTTTTCCAGAACGTCCTGCTGCGCCTGGTCGCTGGTGACTGTGCCGTTCAGTGTGTAGCGCGGCCCCAGTTCTCCGTAGACCTCTGCCGAAGCTACAGACTCATCGCAGGTATTTGCCGCAGCGATCAAATAATCCACTGGAATGTCGGCAGCATCGACGCCGCAGAGTTCGCTGGTCAGGTAATCATAAATTGCAAGCGCCGGATTTTGGATCCACGCTGCCGTATCAGAGCGCGGGTCATACAATTTTTTCCCGCGCAGCAGAACCTCGATCGGCGGAATTCCTGTTTGGAATTCAGGCTTGTTGAGATCGAGCGTCACAACGGTGTAGCAAAATCCATGCACCGTGGCGGTCGTCGGCCATTGCGTAGGCAAGATGCTGTGCAGATAAGCGTCGACAGGATCGCCAGCAGTACCGAGATGCTTATGCACCGATACACGGGGATGGCTTTGCACCCACCAGAACCCAACCCTATAAGGCGCTACGGCATAAAACGGCGGCGTGATGCTTATGGAATTGGTGCCTGCATCGTAGGTGTATGGCACAGATTCATATCCCGAATCAGATGCTGTTGTGAGCGTAACGCTGATGTTGCTCGGGTCCATCGGCGTGTACGGCAACACATATACGAGGTCGCTTACATCGGCGGCGAACCACTCGGTTGATGTATCAAAGTAATCACCGGAAGTGACATAGCCATCTGCATCGAGTGTGCCGAGCGCCTTACCATTGATGTAAATTTCCTCAATCGCGTCGCACTCATGCGCCGCGTGGACGCACACAAGGTGCTTATACTGGTCCTTGTCGCCGCTCGTGAAGATCGCGATGATTGACGAGCCGACGCGCGCGCGACCATATACATAGAGATACGGCGTCTCTGTCGCTACGTTGGTAACAGTGCGGTCCTGCAGGCTGCTATTGAATTTGTCGCGTGCCTCACGCTCCTGTCTGCGCTTCTGGATGTTCCCGTACACTGTTGCGACTGCCAGCAGCAGCAGCTGAGCAACAATTGCCGATTCGGATGCATAAATGATGACAGCAGCCACCACCGGCGCGGCATGCGCCGTCAGCGGCAGCAACAGCAATATCAGTAGTGCCAAGCGCATGTCGCTTCCGTCCGATTTATGAAAGTAAGGCCGTCCGGGCCGGGTCCGACGATATGCGGCCCACTGAATAGACACAGGCAACCGTTATGCAACGCAAGCGCGCCATCTACCGCAAGGCTTGGATTGATACGATCAAAATGCTTATCTAGACACGCCTCCAGCCCCCCAAGATCACGCATGATTCGACGCGCCTCTTTTTCTGTATGCCATACTGGATAGCCTGACAAGTGATCGATGCCAGTTTTCGCGCGCACCCAACCAAGCGCGAAAAGCACACAGTCATGCTCACCCCAAAAAAAAGGCACCAGAAGGTGCCTTGCGATGTATTCGGCCAAAGTCATGTCAGATTCGCTGGAAATTCTTGCTGAGCCATAGTTGCGGCCGTGCGATCAAGTCGTTCTGATAGTTAAAGCTGGTATCGTTCGGATATTTTTTCCCCTGCTGCGCCGCGTTTATCCGTAGTGCCGGACGGCGCTTCATTCCATAAGCGGCCGTTTCGCACCGAAGCGCGATCTGCCCTTTTCCGTCCGCATCGATGCCGACGCTCATCTGATCCATGCTGCCGCTCCAGCAACGCTGCGGCGTATCGATCAAGCGGAACTGCTCGTCGAGCGGGCACATGTACAGCTTCGCAGTGCGGCCGCGATAGTCATCGACGTTTCCAACAGCCTCTGCAAGCAGCGATGTCTGCGCGACATTCAGCGTGAAATCGAGAGACTTTGCATCGAGCGAATCGGCTTCTTCCACGGCGCCGATCGCACCGATCGAACCCAATCCAATCCAGTCGTGCCCGCCCCATGTGATCGTCTGCATCGCGGAAGACAGGTAAAGCGTGCCGCTTGCGAAGTGGAATTCGGCGAAATAGACGACGCGCGTCACCGACTTTTCGAGTTCGGTTTGCTGGTCGGTGGTGATGGTCATTGATCATCCCCAGTAAATGCCGTCTTCGACATCACGCAGCCCGCGCTAAAAAGCCGGACAACGTTGATGTGCATGATTTATTTGATCCTGACCCTTGATAGAATTTAATTTCGATATAGTCAGTCGCCAAAAGAGGCATGAAGAATGGAACCGAAAACGATAGGGCACTGGCGATCGCGCAGTCGTAGATATAGTCGTAATGCGCGCCATTTTTTAGTACTTCTATTACGCATTCAGACGACGCGCCACCACTGATATTTACCGATACATTGAACTGATACCATCCTGCAACGCCGGCGAGAAATTTGGCGTTCGCTGTATCGAAATAGCTCGTTCCGCCGGTATTTACTGAGTATAGAAATTTTGTATAAGTGGAAGTTGGAATTGTCTGCGATGGAGCAGAAACAATAAATACCGGCCCGGTTCCAGATACGTTTGCCGCTAACGTAGATTGGGTGATAGACCCGCTTGGAAGCCCGCCTGGCGTAAGTGCGGTTAGACTGGTAATGTCGCTATTCGCCCCCGCTTCGGCTTTGCCTGCGAGATCGGCTGCCTCAGCTTTGTCGGCGTTCAGATTGTTGAAGTTTGCATCCACCTCTGCAGTTGTTAGCTGCGAACCCTTGCCTGCATATGTGGTGATCGTTGTCATGCTCTTTCCTTAATCTATGGGCGCCAGTCTTCGATTATCGATAAACTCCACGGCTGCCCGATGACTGCGCCATATTCGATACCGTCGTTCAGGCTCTTCTGCCGGAAAAGCGCTTTTGGCTTATTCCATGTGATGGAATCTCCGGTGGCGAAAGCGTTGCGCACTGGCGTGCTGACGCTGACGGTGATATTCCCCGAGACATCAGCCTCGGCGTCCGCGTCGATCCGAACCACCTGTTGCGTCACGCCATTACCAAACCCAATCAGGTCGCCTTTGAGAAGCGTCTTTCCAGCCTCACCGGCACCAGCACTGATCTGGATCGAAACATCGCCTTGGGCGACGTCGGCAGCAAAAACCATCGTGCCGCGCATGGTCCCGGTCGGAACTTGGCGAATGAGATTCCAGAGTTCCAATTGATTCGTGTAGCCATTGAGTGACTCAAGAAATACTTCCGTGGATACTGCTTCAGCCCAATATTGCGGGGTACCGGAAAGCTCAACAGTCCATACAGCAGGAGAAACATCAACTGATTGCGAGCCGAACGCGCTTCCGAAAGAAATTGCCTGATTTGTCTTCTTCCAGCGGAACGAGGAAACCTTCAGGCCGGGCCATATGATGACGCTCATAGCACCCTCGCCCGCTGAAGTTGGTCAACTAGTTGCGCATGCCCTGCCTGAATTTGGCGCTGCACATCTTGTTGTATTTGAGCGCGATCCGTGCGGCTGTCGATATTGATGACTGGCGCATAGGTAATGGTCGTCGCCTTACCTCCCAACTTATCGTTGGGGATGATGGTGCCTGCCGTCTTTGGAATAAACAACTCAGGGCCGCGCTCACCGACCAGCGAGACTTTTCCGACCGGAGGGTCGCCGCCATCGGCGTATCCACCAGCAAGCCCATAGTCGGCGAGGCTCATACCGCCAGTCGTCAGACCGACTCCACCACCCGACCCAGCGGAATACCCGCTGAATAGCGCGCCTCCGATCGAACTAAGGTAACTCCCGCTCCCGCCGCTACTGCCTCCGCCACCAAATATCTTCGATGCAAGCGCTTTGATTTCCATGCGCGCCAGATCGGCAATAATGGTTTTCGTGAGATCGCCGAACGACAATTTCCCCGTCTGGACAAAATTCACCAGCGCGTCTTCCATGCCGCCGAACGCATCGCCGACAAGGTTTTCCGTCTGCTTGAAGACATTGCGCGCGTCGTCCAGATAGTTGTTCAGCCCTTCCGATGCGCCGAGCGCCCAGTCGCCCTGCTTCTTCATCAGCTCCGAGTAATAATCGGCATATGATGCGATGGACTTTTTCTGGAACTCATCAATAATTGACAGGCGTTTGTCGTACTGTGCGCGCGCATCTTCGGTGAACTTACCTTCCAGTTCCAGCTGCGCCTTTTGGTTCTCCAAATCGCGGCGCTGACCGGCATAGCGGTCTTCGATCTGGCTAACGCCAGAGTCAAAATTACGCTTCTGTGCACCTTGCCCAAGTCCCGCAAGGGCGCGCTGCTGCTGTCGGTTGAGCGTATCGAAATAGTCTTGTGCTGCTTGGCGCGCCGTCAAATACGACAGACTGAGCCTTTTAACGGAGTCCGCCTGCTGTTCATTCAGGAGCCTGATATTCGTTGCGGTGTTCCCGCGCAATATCGCAAGTTTCGCCTCTTTCTCTACGATGTCTTTTTCGTTATTGAGCGCGTCTGCTCCGCTCAATTTACGCTGCTTTAAGCGATCAATTTCCCGCTGCATCGCGTCGGCTTCGGCCACAGATTCTTTGCTGATTAGATCGCGCTTTTGGTCGTAGTAGTCGCGGTCACTGATCAATCCTGCGGCATGTTGCGCCTCAAGAATTTTCTCGGTATTGGTATAGCTGGCAACCAGTTGGTCGTTCGCGGCTTTGATCGTAGCAACGTCAAGACCGGATTTTGCCTTGTCAATCTGCAAGCTCGCATTGATTGCGCTTTTGTTTGTGAAATCCTTCTTTAGCTGGTCGAGCGCCAATTTCTTATCTGCGTCGCTTACAGGCGTGCCGGACATCTCCTTGGAACGAAAGCTTTGATTCAGCTCGTCGAGCTTTTTCTTGTATTCGTCAACGCTTTTTGCCCGCTTCAGATAGCCATCAACCACCGAGCTTGCGGCAATTCCTTGCTTATTGATTTCGGCGTTCAGAGATTCTGCATAAGCGTTTTCCTGCTCTCGGAAAATCTGCTTTACGAGTGCGGCACGCTTCTGAACAGTGCCGGCATTTAGAAACTCATCCTGCTGTTCCTTGGTCATTCCGAGAGATGCGCGGCCGCCAGAGCTGACGAGCTTCTTAGCGTTCTCTATCTGTCGATCAAGCTTTGCCAGCTTTTCCTCGGAAGTCTCTTCGCGTCCAACGTTGAAAGCTTTATCCCAATATTCGGACCAAGCCTTCTTTCCACTGATAAGCGCCTTCTCGATCGATCCAAGACCGCTTTCCAACCGGGCCGCACGCTGGTTCAGCGCGTCATAAATGATCCCTTGCGCATCTGCAGCGCGTCCATTTTCCTCGAACGCTTTGATTGCCTCATACTGTTTTGCGGTAATAAGGTTCATGGACCGGTTGATCTCCACCGCAAATTTCGCCGGCTCGCTCGCCATTTTCGCGAAATCTTTAGCAACGTCCTCCGCAGTTTTTCCAGTGATTTGTGTGTAGCTTGCTGCGGCTGCTGCTGCGCTATTGAACGTTTGTGCGCTGATTTGCCCGGTGCTGATGAGTGCTTGTGCGAGCTCGCGGGCCGTGCCAACCGTCGCCATGCTACCGGCGCTGATTTGCTTTACCAGGTCATTGAATTGCCCTTCCGTCTTCCCGGCATAGTCGCCGGTTTTTGCAAGCGCTTCAGCGAACTCCTTGCTCTGCTTAGACCCCTCATAGAAGGCGTAGCCCAAGGCGGCGGCGGCACCGGCCGCAAGGGTATAGGGATTGACCAATCCAAGCACATATCCGCCTAACGCCTTCGCAGCAGGGCCAATGCCGCCGAACACATCCTTCAACTGCCCACCCTGCTGAATGAATACAGTGAGCGGCTTCTGTCCAGCCTGCAGGCTGGTTACGATGTCTGTGACCTGCGGGCCGACCATGCGCAGATTGTTTGCCATCTGCGCGGCAGAAACACCGGCTTTGCCCTGCTTGTTAGCCGCCGCATCCAACTGGTCCAGGTACGGCTTGAGCGCAGTCGTATCAACCCCGCGCTGCCCGGCCAGTACCTTGTAATACTCGGAACCGCTTTTGGAGCCAGCCTCCATCGCGGCGATTTGCCGCTGGATGGAGCCGATCATATTGCGGGTGGCAGCATCGACCTTCTGCGCGGCCTGGTCGCCGCCTTTCCCGATAACCGCGATTCCGTCCGATGCCTGCTTTCCAGCCTTGGATGCACTGACGCCAAGGTCAGCAAGGGCACGCTTACCCTTGGCAGCGCCAACCTCAACGCCGGAGCTATCAAGCTCCGCGACGATCTTGGCTGTACCGATTACATCCGACATGTCGCTCCCTTAGTCATTTTTCGCGCATCTTTGCCAACGCCGCATCCTCAAGAATGCGTATGTCGTCTTCCATCTGGTCATACCGTTCTGGCGAAAGTCCCAACCTGTCCATACGTCGGTAAAGAACGTTGTAGTCCAGACCAGTACGAAAGCCATCCATGCCTGCATGGCGCCATTGGGTGCCCATTGCGATGAACATATTCACTGCAGGCAGGTTGTCGGGCCAAACATCGACAGGCGGGCCGCTCGCTTCTTCAACCGTCAAGCCCCATTCCGCAGCCTCCGCAGCGGTTGGGCCTTCGGCGTAAAGAGCAGCGCCCGCCTCCATCAGTTTTTTTCGCGGGCCTTTACCAGTTCAGTGACATAGGCCTCGAAAATCGCCTGCGGCGCGGTGATGTAGTTCTGCGCAAGCTTGTTCAGATTTTCTTCGGTGAACGCATCTACCAGTTCCCAGCCGGTCGCCATTTCGAGAATGAGCTTTGCGTCGCGCAAATCCTCCGACGACTTGAAGAACGCATCCATCTCGTCGCGCGTCCGGTGCTTGAAGGTGAATTCGACTGGATCGACATCGCTGCCAGCAGCAGCAATCGTCACCTTCGCTTTGAAGGTGGGATCGGGGTTCAACTTGAGTTTTGCCATGATCAGGATGCGTAACGAGTTGCGCGGCCTTGCACAGCAATGGTTGCGACCACCGCCATCACTTCATTTTGCGTGGTGCTTGGCGTCTCGTTTATCGAGACAAAGCCGTTGTAATAGATGAAGCTGCCGCCAGCCAGAGAGAAACGAATTGCGCGCACAAGACGATCTTCGTTTGCCTTCGCGGCTTCCACGTAGCCCGGCAAAGTAGGATCATCAGCCAGGGTAAGCGTGAGCCGGCGCGGGCTTTTGTTGGTCGGGATTTCGGATTGCTCATCGCTTTCCAAGAATTGGTAGGTTGCGAATTGCTGTTCGCCGCCGCTGGTTGCGGTATTGAGGATCTGAGCCATCTGTACAAAGGTCGTTACCTTGCGAACGCTGCCCGTTCCTGCGCCAGGCGGGTAAGACGTGGTGTCCGATGTGTCGACGCCCTCAATTTGGAACGTGTTCGTATCGGATGCTGCAACTCGAACAATGCGATTGTTCAGTTTTGCCCAGCCAGAAGTCACCTCAACGATGTCGCCATCAACAAGGCCGTGCGCCGTTGCGGTGACCACGCCGGGGTTGGCGTTGGTGATGGCCGAGACAGTAATTGCCGAGCCGTATGCAGATGCAATGGCGAATGTGCCGCCGTTCGGGAGTTTCACGGACATGATTAATACCTTTCAGAAATGAAAAACCGCCCGTAGGCGGCGATTGATTTCTGCGAGGCATTTGGCGCGCGCTTTACATTGCGCGCCGCGAGGCAGTGTTGCGTTGTTACTGTTTTGTGAGCCACTTCTCCCACGCGCTCAAGCAGCCCTTGAGCAGACGAATAAGTGTTTCGTGCAGTTCTTTGGTTGTGCTATTCACGTCAACGAGACTCCATGGAGTGAGGCTGCATAAAGAAGGCCGCTCTAGGCGGCTCGCTTGGTGGTCGCCGGAAATGGCGGTTAGAAAATAAAAAGGCCCGCCGAAGCGAGCCTTTGAAAAATCGTCTTGAAACTACTTACGGGAGATCCATTCGTACCATCTCTTATCTTCCCCGCCAACAAGCGGGCTCCTCAAATACTTGAAATCCGTCTCAAAGATTATTTTCATCGTCTGCAGGTCGACAATGTGTGCCTCAGGATCCGATCCTTGCTCTTGATAAATCAACTCATAAGCACGCTTGCATTCTTCGAGAGTTCCGCGCATAACGAAGTCGTCGAACCCACCAGCCGCCTCATTCGGCCACCAAGAAAACAACGCGAAGTCATTCATGCGCCTCTCCTATTTTTAGTTTTTGTATTTTCACAGGTTATTCGAACCAGATGCTGAAATCCTGCGATGTTCCGTACAGGAGCGTGTCTTCTTCATACGTTGCAATCGGTGCGCCGATCGGGATTGCGCGCAGCGTTGTATTGGTCACGAGCGCATCTTCAACTTGGCGTGACAAAGCAGCGGCAGCAGCGCGCGTGCTGGCCCAGCAATTCAACTGGAAGCGTCCGTTGCGCTTGCCTACTACAGCGGACTCCATGAAGCTAACCACCTGCCCGCCCACTTGTTGGAATGTCAGATAAGGCACAGCAGTTCCGGCCGGGGCGACATCCGGGAATATCGAGAAAATACCGTTCGCGTCTGCGGTGACAAGCGACTTGAGTGCCAGAAACAGATCGGCTTCAACAGTCATGATCTCAGCCCCGCGACAACCTCTTGGTAGCCTTGCGCATATCTCGCCTTCCCCGCCTCAATCGCATCATTCGCTCTCGCATCAAACGACGGCCGAAGGAATGGATGTGCCGGCGCTCTGCTAGTGCCGAACTCGACCATAAAACCGTAAGGCACCTTCTGGTGGTTCCACGCAATGTGATACGTGCTCTTTTTTTCGTCGCTGTTG